TGTTCTCTAATTTCAGCATATTTGTCCAAATGAAAGGATTTTTCTAAATTTTCGCTAAATAATTTAAAAATTCTGGTGTTCATAATTTTTTTCGCCACTTTCGTAAAAAATTTTTGTCTTTTGACATAATTACTTATACAAACAGGAAAGGTTAAAATTTAGATATGGCTGAGTTACTAGCACTTATCGCAGGTACATTATATGGTTTAGCAATGGGAATTATTCCCGGAGCAGGTGCTACAACAGCACTAATATTCCTTTTTCCACTAATGAGTGTGTTTCCTGATCCTTATCTAGCAGTTATTTTTGTCATGGCAGTAGTAGCGGCTAGTACAACAGGTGACACATATACAGGTGTGCTATTAGGCATACCAGGTGCTAATAGTGCCGCGGCTACAATGGTAGACGGATTTCCATTAGCTCTACAAGGCAAAGCAACATATGCTATTAGTGCCGCAGTGACTACATCAACAGTAAATGGGTTGCTGTGGGGTGCGTTAGTATTCTTTTTATTGCCTTGGTACACTGAACTTATCATGGTATTTGGTGTTCCTGAACTATGGGCATTTACTATTCTAGCACTTGCTACTGTTACTTTTGTTAGCAGTAAATGGTGGTTTAGAGCATTAATAGCACTTGCTATCGGTACGTTTTTAGGTATGATAGGTGTCGATCCTACTACAAATGCAGATCGCTGGACAGGCGGCTGGGATTACTTAGGTGCAGGCATACAGTTACTTCCAATGGTTGCAGGACTATTTGCTATCCCAGAACTAGTTGAAGGACTGCGTACAAGACAAAGTACAGCACCTAGTATAGCAAACGGCAAGCAAACTAGAGAAGGTATACTTGCTGTTTGGCACAACAAATGGTTAGCATTAAGAGGAGGATTTATTGGTGCGTTTATTGGTGTACTACCTGGGCTGGGCGGTGCTATGGCAGATTGGATTGCGTATGGCCAGGCAGTGGCAACTACGCCAAAGGCCGATCCTGCAATGGGCAAAGGTAATATTAGAGGCGTAATTGGACCCGAAGGTGCTAATAACGCTCAAAAAGCAACTAGTATGATTCCAACTGTACTGTTTGGAATTCCCGGAGCACCATTTGCGGCAATCATTATTGGACTGTTTGCATACTTAGACTTTGAATTAGGTACTATTGATTTAGCAATGGATACTAAGTTCTTTGATAGTATGCTATACGGATTTATGCTTGCTACAGTGCTTGTAGGCGTCCTGTGCTTGCTTTTAACACGGTATATTGCTAAGATAGCTCATATACCATACAAATACTATTTTCCGCTGTTATTAGCGTTTATAGTGCTTGCTTGTGTACAGTACACAGGCGGTTGGGAAGATTATGCTATACTGGTCATTGCTTCAGTAATTGGCTTGTTAGCAAAACAATTTAAGTTTTCAAGACCCGCTTTGCTATTTGGATTTATCCTAGCAGACAGAATTGAAGCCTTAAGCATACAGATGTTAACTCTGTATGATTTGGATAGGTTGCTAACACGACCTATATTTTGGACATTGATAGTTATTACTGTTGGTGTGTTGCTATGGGGACTGACTAAACGCAACAGGTTAGAATACGCTTAATAGGAGAAAAGACATGCGTTATTTTGAAAAAGTATTTCATACACTTGTACTAAGTATGACATTGGGGTTTTGGTCATCAATGGCCTTTGCCGATTACACATTTGTTGTTCCACAAAAGCCAGGCGGCGGCACGACAGTTTGGACTGAGATTGTTGCTAAAGAACTAGAACCGTTCTTGGGTGAGAAGATTAACATTAAAACAATTCCTGGTGCAAGAGATATTCCAGGCTTTAATGAGTTTCATAACACCTTACGATTTGACGATAAAACAGTTATGGTTTCACACGGCGGCAACGGTGTGTCATTCTTGCAAGAAGAAGTAGACTATGATTATCGTGAGTACGAAAGCATAGGATTAATGAATTTGAATATCATTGCAGGTAAGAACAAAGGTGTTGACTTTGAATATGGCGGCGTCCGATTTGCGGCAGGATCAGGTATGGTACCTGAAGCATTTGCTATGACAATGCTAATTTGTGGTCCACAATATCCTACGTACGGTTACATTGATTGTTTTAAAGAAAACGTAACTTGGGTACAGGGTATGAGCAGTGCTGAAAGACGCCTAGCATTTAAGCGTAGCGAACTTAACGGTACTAGAGAAAATCCAGCGGCATTTAAAAAGCATGTAGAATCAAATCCGGATGCAGAAGTTTGGTTCCATCACGGTATCCTACAAGCCGACGGCAGTCACGCAGATGACCCTAACTATCCTGGATATCAATTTGAAGAACTATACAAAGCTCGTTGGGGACAATATCCAAGCGGAGATTTTTATGATGCATATAAGTTAGTTAAATCATTCCGTGACGGTATGCAAAAAGCTCTATGGGTTAATAAAGGTAATCCTAACAAGCAAAAACTTGTAGATGCACTTACTGCAATGAGTCAAGATCCAACAGCGATTGCAAATATTCAAAAGAAAGTCGGTAAGTATGAATGGAAAATTGGTTCAGATGGTGATGCACAACGTGATACATTAATGTCGTTCATCACTGTAGAAGCATTAGGAGAGCTTGTTAAGTTTAACAGAGAAGCACTAGGACTTGCTAGTGTTGACAAAGTAGAGTTGGCTCTTAAGTGAATCATATAGTATTCATAAAATACTTTAGTGCAGTGACCATCCTTTGTGCGATGGTCCTGCATGTTCAAGGTATTACTCCGTGGAATAGTTTCCTTCAAATAACAGGTGCAATAGGTTGGGTATATGTAGGATATCGCTGGAATGAAAAAGCAATCATGTTAAACTTTCTACCACAGTTGTTTATCATTATACCAACATTGATCTATATGTATTACTTCAGTAGTTAAATACGTTATGCTAAAAAAGTCTAAAGAACATTTAGAAGAAACAGAATGGACTTATTGGGTCCATTTACGTCATAGTATCAAGCAAAGTAATAGACTAATAGTAACTGCTATTAAAAGTTATATACATGGATTAGTACCTGCATGGTATAAAGCAGATGGTCCAATAACAATATTTAAAATGTATCATCAGATAAAACGTATCCATCATGTAGCAAAATTAGAACGTGAAATGAAAGATAAAGGTGAACTATAATGGATGTAATGAGTTTGCATAGTATTCTTAGCAGTTACGGTGATGTTGTTGAATTAGATTACAAGTTTGATAATAGTGCTATAGAAGAACTAAAACAAATTAAAGAGTGGCTTCCTGGTCCTAATGGAAAGACAGCAATTAATTTAACAGGCCCAATTGAAGATTTAGGTTTGGATGCACCTCATGAACTTAAACATGCTCGTAATCAGCCGTATAATGAGAACTTAGAACGTTGTCCTAGCATTAAAAACTTTTTTGATCTTTGGACAGAACTTGCACGTTGTAGAGCCGCAACAATGAATAAAGGTAGTTTCTTTAGATTGCATAGAGATGCATATAGATTAAATGATCAGTTTAGAATCTTTATTCCTTTAAACAAAACAGACGATGACGATTGGGTTTTTATGTATGACGGACATATACAAAGATTCAAACCCGGAGTGCCGTATATACTAAATACACGCAAAGTGCATGGTAGCTTTGCAATGGCAGACGACATATACCATATACTAATGAGCCTTTATATTAACGAGCGTAACTTAAAAACTATTGCTCGTATGTTACCTAATTGTAAGGAACACTAATGGAAATTAATGCTAGTCTAGTACATCAAAAGTTTGGTGATATCATTCCTTTAAATTTGTCTACGCCGCTAGAAGAAGTACACACAGATCTTGTTAAAGATCAAAAATATGGTAAGGGCGTAGCAGGTAATAAACTAGTTCACAGATATGAAACACTTCCACCTAGCTGGGATATGGACGGTATTGTATGGCGTAAGGCTGTGCATATAGATTTAGATATGGGCAGTTTCTTTATGCCGCATAGAGATACTATTCGATTTTTAACCACTCAATGGGTTAGGTTAAATTGTTTTGCTAATCATGCAAGACCTGATGAAACTACATATATTGTAGATGGGAATATTATGCATTTTGAACCTACACGTTGGTATGCAGTTAACACGAGTAGAGTACACTGGAGTTTTTGCTTTAAACCTAATACTGTTCATTATGTTATTGATATTGATGTAAGTGATCCTTCAACATACGAATGGTTTTTAAGTAAAGCATCATATTGCGATAGGCCAAATATAGACGCCAGTGGTGCAGGCTATAAGTAAATATGATAAATAATAGTAGCAATTAATTGGAGAACACAATGGAATTTAACACTCACTACCTTTTTGCGGCGGCAGGAAATATTATTCCTATGAATGCATGGGTGCCGGAAAATGTAATTGACCAGATCGAAGAATACAATGCAGATCCTAGCAAGGTACAGTATTACAGAAAAGGCAACGAATATGATTATGCTGGTGAAAAAACTGGTGTGCAATATAACTTCGTTCCTGAGGACTGGGGAATTCCAGATCACGTTGATACACTAAGTACTCTAATGTATAATAAAGGTTCGCATTTGTATCCGCATAGAGATAAATGGCGTGGGTTAAAAGAAGACGGAACTGTTAAAAGAGACGGCTTTAGAATGATCTGTCACATTAACAAAACTGATCCTAAAGAATTTTGTTTTGTAGTAGATGATAAAATTTTCAAGCCAGAACCAAGACGCTGGTATATTGTTAATACACAACTAGTCCATTATGGTTTCTCTTTTGAAGATAATGTTTATCATTTAACTTGCGGTATGACTCTTACAGGTCCTGATAGACAGAAATCGATCGAATGGATTATGGACAACCTTCCATATGCACAAGATACTTTAGACAACAAAGGCGTTATCTGTACAAGAAACTAAGATGAAAATTGCTGTATTGGGCAGGGGAACAGCCGGTGCCCAATCGGCGGCCCACCTAGTAAAAAACTTCCCCCATCACGAAATTGAATGGCACTATGATCCTAACATTCCTACTCAAGCAGTGGGTGAAGGAAGCCAATTATCTTTGGCGAGAGATCTTAAAGTTAATCTTAATATGTCCTATGAGGATCTTAAGAGCTTTGATGCGTTTATTAAATTAGGTGTACACAAAGTAAATTGGGGCAAAGCACAAAGAGAATTTAATCATGATTTTCCTTTTGGCAATTTAGCATTACACTTTAATGCTAGAGGACTTCAAGACTTTATTCACCATAAGTTAAAGAATAAATTAACAGTTGTTGAGCATAATACATCTGCAGAACAAATAGATGCAGATTATATAATAGACTGTTCTGGTGTTCCGGACGACCTAGATGATTTAAACATACCTAAATACATTCCAGTTAATTCAGTTCACGTTACACAGTGTTATTGGGATTATCCTAAGTTTACACACACTCTTGCTATTGCTAGACCTTATGGCTGGGTATTTGGTATTCCTTTAAAGAATAGATGTAGTATTGGGTACATTTATAATAAGGACATTAATACTATAGATGAAGTTAAAGATGATGTTAAAAATGTTTTTATTGAGTATGGATTAACTCCTAGCGAAGATACTAATACTTTTAATTTTAAAAACTATTACAGAAAACAAAATTTTAACGGAAACATATTTTATAACGGTAATGCTAGTTTCTTTTTAGAGCCTTTAGAAGCAACATCACTAACTTGTATGAGCTTCATACAAGAGTCTGCTACTAATATTATAAAGCAGAATATGTCTCAAGAACACGCAAATGAAGATTATATAAAGTTTATTAGATCTGTTGAAAACATGATAATGTTACATTATTTTGCAGGCTCTACCTGGGATACAGAGTTTTGGAAGTTTGCTCAACAAAGAGGCGAGCAATGTATGATAGAAGCATCTAGTGATCCTAACTTTGTTAGGTCTTGTAAATTTGCATTTGAGGACAACCCAAGACTACATAAGAATAAAATTAAAGGTCTTGAAATGGGATGGGAAAGTTTTGACCCGCATCGCATAGATAGGTTTTACGGAACATGGCCACCAGGGTCATACTCCGTAAACATTAATAATTTGGGAATAAAAGAAAAGTTATCTAAGTTGTTAGATTAACTTACACCAAATGCTGGAATAACGTATTCGTTACCGCCTACATTGATTTTAATGTATAAGTCTGGACTTGCTGGTAATGCACTTGCACCACCTGCCGCACCAACAGTTGTTTGTGTTGGAACATCTAGTTCTAGTGTTCCTGTTCCTGATGGAGCAATCCTTACGTTAGCATTTGAAACATTAGTAGTAATGTTGTTTGCACTAATAGCAATATCTTCAACAGTTAGTTCGCCGTAGATAATAGCATCGCCTGCAACATCTAGTGTTTTTGTAGGTAATTTACCACCTACATGTAAACCAATTTCTGTCCAAGTTAAATAACTACTATTCGGAGTTTGTTCATCAACTTGGCCATCACGATCTACAATAAATCTTAAACCTTTTCTACTGCCTTCGATCATTACTCGATCGCCTGATTCGCCGTTGCTATCAATATAGCCCATACCAATTTGTGAATATGGACTGTTGTTGTTAACTAAAGACTGACCTGTATCTTTACGTCTTAATGTCAGCTTACCTACAGTAGAATCTTGAATTCTTACTATACTTGAAGTCATGTCAACGTTACCAACAATAGTACTGCTTTGGTTAACTAGTAGGTTATTAAATTCGGCTCTATCACCTTGGAATTCACCTCTGCCACCATCTACAAGAAGTGTAGAATCGGTAGCAAATACGCTACCAATTAAATGTCCTTGAACAAATCCGTTGACAGAACCAACTACATTACCAACAACATCACCGGTTAAACTACCTGTGACATCGCCGTTGACATCGCCATCTAGTGTTCCATAAATATTTGTTGCAACGACAGAGGAAGTGTTTACATTACCAACAATTAAAGAATTAACACCGTCGACTAAGAGTGTAGAATCGTCACCAAATACAGAGCCAGTGATGTCACCTTGTACATCTACTGCCGCTAAATCTTCTAATACAAATGCGTTTTGACTTGAACTCCAAACAAGACCTTGTCCGTTTGAAGGACCTGTAGCATCAACATCTGATAAGTCATTTAGTTCTAATGCACCTACCTGTGTGCCACCTAATGTTGTCCCGTCACCTACAAATACCTTCTTAGTATCTGTTGTGTATATAAGCTCGCCAGCTTTTGGCGTCACGCTTAAACGTTCGCCGTCTGTTCCTCTTCTTAGTCGTAATGCCATTAATATGCTCCTGAAACACTTTCTACTATATATTTATGCCTTTTAACATCAAATAAGAGATTTGTGTACATACCAATTTTCATGTCCTAATTTGTTTTTAAGAACGTAATTATGCGAAGTCATAATATTAAAAATTTCGCTTTCTTGTGCATCATTACTATGTTCTATAGTCCATATTTTAACAAAGTTCTCTGTAAAGTCAAATGACCGTAGCACATTTATTTCTGAACCCTCTAGATCCATACTTACATAATCTATGTCATACGGTGCATTATAAAGCTCTAAGAGGTCGTTTAACGTTATTGTAAACACATTAAACTCGCTGTATCTACTATCTAAGCCTACTACAGTTTCACTTAATCCACTACGTAGATTCCAGCCGTAAAATTCAGTTTGATCGTTAAGGAACTTAAATGGTTTTACTTCGCCGCTAGTTTCCCATACTGCTAAATCACATATATGCGAATCTCTAGCACCAACTAGGCTTTTTATTGTTTGTGGATTGGGATCAACACAAATTCCTTCCCATTTATAAAACTTCTCTAATAAGAAGGTATTGCTTGCAGTTACACCGTCTGATGCACCTAGGTCAACAAAGAATCCATTCTTTTTATAGTTCAGCAAGTCAAGTACAAAGAAATCTTGATTATCCTCTGAAATCTTTAACTTACTTCCCTCTGGACCCATCTTTTGCTTTTCCTTTTATAAACTGTCTAGTTTTCTTTTGAATATCTCGTTTTACTCTTGTAGTGTCTAGTCTAAAGTCTACGTTTTCGATTTCGTCACCGTATTCTTCGAGAAGAGATTCTAGTTCTTCACTAACTTTATTCAGTTTATCGTTTGCCTGAGTAGTATCTAATTCCACAACCCATTCCTTACCGTTAAAGAAATAAATGTGAACAGAAGTTACATATTCAATGGGTATTGTTTGCACATCAATGTGCTTGAATACCTCCGGCCAGTGTTTAATTATCTCAGGCGGAAACTTACTAGAAGACATCTAATCATAATACCCTTTGCTGTAACTACGAGCTTACGCTTCGGTAGTCTTCTTTTTACGTTTAGTTGGAACTAGTTCTTCTGCTTGTTCTCTAAGAGCTTTTGCTTCTTTAAACAATGCATCTGCTTGTGATCTATAACTAGCGGCTAGTTGCTCGTCTGATAGTACGCCGTCCTCTGCAGGTGCAGTAGCGGCAGCCATATCAGCTTCCATTTCTTTTTCTACTTCCCCTTTAGGCACTTCGTTTACTCGGGCAATAGTTTGACCTTCGCCACCGTCTGACATTGCTAAATCTGCTACGCTAACACCTTTTTGTGTTGCTACTGCTTCGTTAACTTCTGATAGCAATACCGCAGTAGTAGTGTTTGGAGTCATCTCTACTGCTGTTGTAGGTACTTTTACAAGTCTACCATTTTTATGGAAAGCGGCAAGCATTACACTGCCGTCTTGCAAACGAGTACGTCCCATTGCTTCAATGAACTCGTAAGCACTTTGTCCTTTAGGACTCTCTACAGTTGACATTAAAACGTCATGATCTGCATCAGTTAAACTTGCAGTGTCTACAACCAAACAGTTATTTGGGTCGTTTGGTAGTACTCTACATGCGACTACTACTTTTCTTTGATTGGCTTTTAGTCTTCCAACGTGCTTTAGATTAGCCATTTTTTTCTCCTGTTGCATCCTTAGACTGATTTTCTACAGCACCAAGGAATGATTCTAATTTATTATATGTCTTACCAACTTGTTCAAGTTCGTTAGCCTTAAATGCACCTCTAGTAGATGCAACATCAATGATATTTTTAATCATTGCAAGATCTTGAACTGTAAGATCAACTGCTTGGCCTTGAGGTGCCGCTTCAGGTGCTTTTGCCTCAGCAGTTGGTGTTTTTGTTTGTTCGGACATTAATGTTTCTCCTTATTAAGTATGTACTTTATTTACTTATATTTCATAAACGGACACGCCAAAACGAAATATGATAATTCTTTCGGATTTTCAAATCCAACTTTGAATTGCATAGATTTATCTTTAGCCATGCATTTACCTATATAAAAGCGATCCTTAAGATTTTCTTCAATCCATTTTGAAACAGCATTTTCCATGTTATATCGGAATGGTATATCAATAGTTTCTAAGTGAGGAGGTAGATATTCTAACCTCCTGCTATCTAAGAAATTTAACGGATTTACCGTTCCTTTTTTAACAAGCATTAAGCCGCCTCGTAGTGTGCAGTTTGTCCAAATGGTGCTTGTGTGTCCTTATTGTGATGACTATGAATAATAAAAATAGTATCACAGTAGTCAGGATCACCCCAACCGTCCCATGTATAACCGTCTGTGAACATAATGAACTTCTTAGGAACAATATCGTTTTCTTTCATGTATTCCCAGTTACACATGAAATCAGTGCCGCCACCGCCCATTAGCTCATAGTCCATAATACTTTCTCCGCTGTCTGCGGTGTATTCTTGGTCATTATATACTTTTGTATCAAAACACCAAACCTTGATGTTATAATCTTTATATTCGTCCATAATGCCTTTTACTTCTGAAAGCATATCACGTGCTTGATCGTCACCGATTGATCCGCTCATATCAAGTGCCAAACAAATATCAATAGTTTCGTCAAAGTTCATGCCTGGTAAAATAGCATTAGTATGCCAAGCCTTGCGTGAAGGACGACTAAATGTATAGTCGTTACGGATAGTTGACTGAATTTGCTGACGTAAAATTTCACGCCAGTTCATTTTAGGCTCAGTTAATTCTTTAATCATACGAGCAACTTCGCCTGGAGTATTACCTGCACCAGCCGCTTGTGCCGCACTAATCATGTTTTCTTTAATTTCGTCTCTAATGTTACGAAGATCTTCTTTAGAATATTTAGGACGCTTTTTACTAACATTGTTACCGTTAGAATCTTCATCGTTAGAATCTTCTTTACCTTGGCCTTGACCTTCGTCATCGCCGTCCTCCCAGTCGATGTGTTCGTCTAAAAGTTCGCCAAGTTGTTCTAGTTCTTCTTCATCGTATTTGTTAAAGATGTCGTCATATACTTCTTCAGAAGTCCAAGTATCGTATTTAAAGTCTTGGAAACAATCAACAATCTTAGGTTTTGCACCAATCTTGTCGCGAACAAGAATGTTATTAACAATATAGTCAGCCGCAATGTTAAAGATCATAGGATCTCTATCTTCTCGACGTGTAAGGTGATCAAATACACAGTGTAAAATCTCGTGTGCAATAACAAAAGTAATTTCGTCTTTGTCCATTGCATTAAAGAACTGTGTATTGTAATAAAGGTTGCGACCATCTACCGCCGCAGTAGGACACCAATCATCCGCCGCCGCAATACGCAAACGAGTTGCGATATTGCCAAAGAAAGGATGATGTAACAAAAGTCGAATACGAGAAGTAATAATATTGTCTACAACTTCTAGACGCATTACTTCTAGTTCTTCTTGTGTAATGTCTGGGTTAGGTGCCCAGTTCTTTTTACCTTTAATAGTTTCTTTACTCATTATTGAGCCGCCTTAATGTATTTGCCGAAACGATCGTGGAATTCGTCAAAGCACTCAACTTCATCTGGATCAATTGGCAACTGATATTGTGTAAGAGCAAGTTTAATACCCATAACAACTAATTCAGTGTCAAAGTTATCCATTGCAAAACGCAAGAAGTTGTTAACTTTATCATCAAACTTTTTATCACCTTTGTCACATGCTTCTTTTAGTTCGTAACAAAGTGAAACGGTAAGTGAGTACATAGCACTAATTTCTTTAGTTGCCATCTCTTTTACTTTACCTGTTAAGATGTCAGTTGGATTAGGAAGTTTAGAAGCAACCTTGCGGTGTGCCATAAACTTAACAGCAAGTCCTTCGCCTACTGCACCACTAACCAAGTCAGTAGTTGTATTTTCGTCATCGTCATCTTCAAGTAGTTCTGATACAAATGACCACGAACGAGGTGTTGCAAACGAACGGCTTGGAGACTTAGGGTCAAAGTCATACAAGTCTTTCTTAGCAAAAGTCAAATAACCAACAACGTCTGTGTGGATTTCGTTGTTAACAGCCCACTCAAACCAATCATCAAAATCAACAGCAAGTTCCAAGTGTACAAAACGATTTGCCAACGGAGCAGGCATTCTGTAAGTAACACCTTTATCGCTTTCGCGGTTACCAGCGGCAACAATAAGAACATTGTCTGGTAATTCGTATTGACCAACCTTGCGATTAAGGATCAACTGATATGCCGCGGCTTGTACAGCAGGTGCCGCAGAGTTCATTTCATCTAAGAACAAAATAATGTTCTTATGTTTTTTAGCCATTTCAGCAGTTGGCAATTCTGCAGGTGCCGCCCACATCATTTTGTTGTCATTTGCGGCATAATATGGAATACCCTTAATATCTGTTGGCTCCCAAAGTGACAAACGAATGTCAATAACAAGAGCATCGAGCTGAACACCAATTTGGTGAATAATATCTGATTTACCAATGCCCGGAGGACCCCAAAGGAATAAAGGACGCTTTTTCTTAAAAGCACGTAGAATACTGTTCTTAGCCTTGTTGGGTGATACTGTGCGGGTGAATGCTGTTTCCATTTAAAGTTGCCTCTCTTTTGTTAACTTATGTATATATAATACGCTCAACAGTCATTAAAGTCAAGTCTTTTGGCAAAGAAATTTAATCTTTTTCTTGTCTTTTTAGTGCTTTGATTATGCCGTATTTTTTAACATCTCCTGAAAAAAGATGCAGTTCTAATGCTTTCTTTTCGTCCGTTACCCATAGACTATGTGTGTCTAAGTAGTAAGGACAATCAATAAATTTGTCCAAAAATATCACTACTTGAGTGGTCATTTTGAAATCTCTTGGAAAAGGAACTTCGAACACTGTTAGTTCTAGTCGTTCTCTAATAAAATCAAAACCTTCATCTGTTAGTCTTAGTCCGCCTGAATCTTTTGCCCTAGTGTTCTGCCACCATACAGGTGTATATTCTTTAATAGCCGCTTCGCTTAACGAAATGTCGGCTTGCTTTAAAAATATTTTAGTATAAGTTTCTTTGGATATCATTGCTCATCTTCTGTAACAACTTCGCCTGTGGTTAGTTTGTATACTTCAAAATCTTCGCAATGAAATAAATCATTTAATTTTTGTGATAAGTTAAATGCATGGCCTGGATTAGAAAAACTGGTCTTCTTGTACTTAGGCCCTGGATAATTTGTAAGACTGTTTAATGATTTTAAATTAAACGGTTTTTGTTTATAAAATACAGCCCAGATTGCTTCTGCTTCTAAAATTTGATCAGCCTTGTAGGTCTTCTTATCAATAAATTCTAAAAGCACATTCGGTTTAGGTCTGCTCATATGCGTATTCCTTTAATTAACTACGCATATATTTATCCAAATTTTGATTTATTTCCAGTCGCTTGAACTGCCTATTTGCACTTGAATGACTTCGTCTGAGCTATCATTCTTTTTTAGAAGTAATTTTTCTAAGTCTCCGTTAAGTCTAGTCATTACTTCGCCAAGGGTTAATGCTAAAGTTTTTGCCTGTTGCATATTTAATTTAACTTCTTTAGCATTACTTGTGTCAGCGGCCTTTACTTGCTGTAAAAATTGCTGTATTGGAAATGTATTGAGAGGTTCACTTGGCATTTGCTTTACTCAATGCTGTACGCATTTCAATATCTGTTTTAAAAGGACCTTCGTACCCATAACGCTCAATAGTAATAAGTTTAGGACAGAAACTACGAACCCATCCTTTTTCAAAACAAATAATAAAATAGCCTGCACAATAGATGCTTTTAGACTTTGCACTCTTTGTAAACAATGCAAGTTTTCTTTTAATGTCATACATTGTGTTAAATGCTTTTGTTGATGTTGGTAATCCGTAAACTATATTATCTTCAGGAGTTTCACTAGGGCTAATTGTAGTATTGCTCCAATTAATCTTGCCTAAAGTCTTGTTTAATTGTGATTTATTATCAAAAAATGCAGTACCTTCAGCACAAGAGTACATATAACGATTTTCGTCATTGACAGTTAGTGTACCCATCTTTTTACCGTTATCTTCGATAATCCAAAATTTATCTTTTAAGATTGTTTTTGCATTTATACTCATTAGTTTCCTCCTGGATATTTTGCTTGCAAAGGCTCTGCATAGTATTGTGCTTGATCTGCAATACGTTGCATATCCCATTTGGCACAAAACTTTAACAGACGCATACCAACCTGTGTAATTTCTTTAGGTTCTACTTCTGCAATAGTGTTATTAATTATATCTCTAATTTCAGCCGGTTGTGCTGTTAAGTCACATAACATAACATTACGGTTGTAATCATCTAGTACGCGATGTTCATCACCATTATGATCAGTCCAACGCTGTAGCATAAGATTGTTCCAATTATAGCCTTTTGTATCCTTGTCATCGAACGCTTCAAGTAGTCCGACTTTGTTTTTAGTGCCTTTCTTTCTAACGCCTGGATAGGCTGAGAATACGTTGTCACTTGTATCACCTCGCATACATTTTTCAAACAGTAACCATTGTGGATCAGGAGCACCTTTAGGCTCCTTAGTTTTCTTATCAATCACAGGTTGCTTTTTCTTATCATCAAAATAGCCTTCGTGTGTGATAATTGTGTTACTAACGCCGTTATACTGCTTAACGTTAGGTGCAATTAATTGTGCAAAGTCACCGTCAGTACTAATAATAACATGATCATCGTTAGGATGACTTTGCACCCATCCTGCAATAAGGTCATCTGCCTCTAGTTGCGGATGTCTGATCATTGTACAGTTAGTCTTTGTACTGATAAAATCTTTAAACTCGTCAAAGATTTCCCAAAACACAGTATCTTCTTCTTGCTGTGCAGGAGTCATTGCGTCACGAGTTTCTTGTCTGTTACGTTTGTAAGGCTCATAATAGTCCTTACGCCATGAGCGACCTTCTAAGCAGAACACAACATGATCTGCATCAAAGTCTTGCCATGCCTTTTTAATACTGTTAAGTGTAATATGCAGAGCCATACCTACTTTAGTATCTAAGTCGCCACGTACAACGTGTCGTGCTCTAAAGAAAGTATTAGCTGTGTCTACTAAAATATAGGTACTCATTTGTCCTCACAGAATAATTTATTATACATACGAGTATAACATCTATTGTTGTACATGTCAAGCATATACTTCTTCTTTAATGTACCGTTTTAGTTCTTTATCTTCTACATCATTTGGAATATCGTTTTTGTAAAAGATTCTATAACTATCGCTACCATACTTGCCAATGCCACATAGTTCGGTAGCATCTTCACCGTCCCAATCAAGCCATTGCTGACTCATTTTATAAATGCGTTTTGCACGAACATTTTGCATACCTAATGGCTTTAGCATTTCAGCAATTTCATCTACGGTTGCAAACAACAAAAAGCCAGCAGTTGGCCAGCGTTCAAAAAACTCTTTTAGTACAGGCTTTGTCTGACGTCTATCTACTTGATTTAAGCAGATAACACCTACCATATGTTGCCAACTATCTTCAACTTGCTGTTGTACCATTAAGTCATCACGCATCTTCTTCACCCCACCATGCGTTAAATTCTTCAGCAAAGTCTGGATCGTTCTTTTCCCAGTACAATATCGCTTCTTGTGTTTCTTGATCTAATACTTGAAACGCTTCGCGAA